GAAGGGCATCATCGACCGGCTCAAGGAGATCGCCAACCCGCAGGACATCGCCGGCAACCCGCCGGTGTACGGCGATGGCGAGCGCCAGATCGAATTCAACTCGATGCCCAACCTGGGCGACGAGACCAAGTACCAGGGCCGACCCAAGGACCTGCTGGTGATCGACGAGGCGGCCAACTTCCTCGAGCAGCAGGTGCGCTTCGTCAAGGGCTGGGTGCGAACCACCCGGCCAGGCCAGCGCACGCGCACGCTCTTGACGTTCAACCCGCCGACCACGGCCGAGGGCCGCTGGGTGATCGACTTCTTCGCGCCCTGGCTCGACAAGAAGCACCCGCTCTACCCGACCGCGCCGGGCGAGCTGCGCTACGTGTACGTCGACCCGGTGACGGGCGAGGACGTGTGGATTGAGGACAACGACGGGCGCGCGTTCGTGCTGCGCGGTCACGATCGGGTTTACAACTTCGACCCGCTGGCCTACCGGCCCGAAGAGATCATCCGCCCCGAGTCGCGCACGTTCATCCCCTCGCGCATCACCGACAACCCGTTCCTGGTCTCGACCGGCTACATGTCGCAGCTGCAGGCGTTGCCCGAGCCGCTGCGCAGCCAGATGCTCTTGGGCGATTTCCATGCCGGCATCGAAGACGACCCCTGGCAGGTGATCCCGACCGCCTGGGTCGAGGCGGCGCAGGCCCGCTGGCGCAAGCGCTCCCCCAAGGGTGAGATGCTGTCGCTCGGCGTCGACGTGGCGCGCGGTGGCAAGGACAACACCATCCTGGCCCCCCGGCACCGCGTGCAGCCCGCCGAGCGCGGCGGGTCGGGCACCGACCTGTGGTTCGACGAGCTGCAGGTTCATCCCGGCAAGGAGACCCCGAGCGGGCGCTCGGTGGCGGGTTTGGTGATCGCCTCGCACCGCGACCACGCCCCGATCCACATCGACGTGATCGGCGTGGGTGCGAGCCCCTACGACGTGCTGGTCGACACCCAGCAGCCGGTCTACGGCATCAACGTGTCCGAGCGGGCCACGAGCCTCGACAAGTCCGGGCGACTGTCGTTCTTCAACCTGCGCAGCCAGCTGTGGTGGCAGATGCGCGAGGCCCTGGACCCCGAGGCCGACAACGGCATCTGCCTGCCGCCCGACAAGGACCTGCTGGCTGAGCTGTGCGCGCCGCGCTGGGAGATCTCAGGCATGACGATCAAGGTCGAGAGCCGCGACGACATCGTCAAGCGCGTGGGGCGCAGTCCCGACCGGGCCTCGGCCCTGGTGCTGGCACTGATCGACACGCCCAAGGTCCGCAACCTGCGCGCGCTCGGCGAGCCCGACACCCCCAGCCTAAACTACGACCCGTATAGCCACATCTGACCCCTGGGGTGTCCGTGTCCTAAAACGCGCACAGCACAATGCCTGCAACTCCCAGGAGATCCCGATGTGCATGAGCTCGCCCAATATCCCGGCACCACCCCCACCCCCCCAAGAATTCAAAAAACCTGACAGCGCCGCCTTGACCGACAAGGCCAAGCGCAACCGCGCCGGCGGCATGGTCGGCGGCTCGCTGCTGACCGGCCCCTCGGGCGTGGCCCAGGGTGCCCTGACCACCGGCAAGACCAGCCTGCTCGGACAGTAATGGACGACCGCCCGATCAATCGACGTCAGCGCATCCTGTCGCGGAAGTCCGCGCTGTGGAACGAGCGCTCGAGCTGGATCACGCACTGGCGTGAGATCAGCGACTACCAGCAGCCCCGCGCCGGGCGCTTCGTCGTCACCGATCGCAACCGCGGCGACAAGCGCGCCAACCACATCCTGGACAACACTGCCGTGTTCGGGGCCCGTACCCTGGCCGCCGGCCTGATGTCGGGCGTGACGAGCCCCGCGCGCCCCTGGTTCCGTCTCGAGATCCAGGACAAGGACCTGATGGAGATGGCCGCGGTCAAGACCTGGCTGCACGAGGTCGCCACGCTGCTGCGGGCGATCTTTGCCAGCTCCAACACCTACCGCAGCCTGCACACGATCTACGAGGAGCTCGGCCTGTTCGGCACCGGGGCCACGATCGTGCTGCCCGACTTCGACAACGTCCTGCACCACTACCCACTGACCGTGGGCGAGTACGCGCTCGCCACCAACGCCAAGGGCGAGGTCGACACGATCTGCCGCGAGTACCAGATGACGGTCGAGCAGATGGTCGGCCAGTTCGGTCGCGACAACGTGAGCCAGACCGTGCGCGACCTGTTCAACCGCGGCAGCTACGACGCCTGGGTCGACGTGGTGCACCTGGTGCAGCCCCGCAAGGACCGCGACACCCGCAAGCTCGACGGCAAGAACATGAAGTTCGCCTCGCTCTACCTGGAGCCGGGCAAGGACAACGCCGACCGCTTCCTGAGCGAGTCGGGCTTTAACCGTTTCCCAGCGCTCACCCCGCGCTGGGTGGTCACCGGCAATGACGTCTACGGCACCAGCCCCGGCATGGAGTGCCTGGGCGATGTCAAGCAGCTGCAGCACCAGCAACTGCGCAAGGGCCAGGCGATCGACTACCAGGTCAACCCACCCCTGCAGGTGCCGACCAAGTACAAGGAAGCCCACAAGGCGCGCCTGCCTGGCGGTGTGTTCTACATCGACAGCATGGGCCAGAACGCCGGCGTCAAGTCCGCGTTCGACGTCAACCTGAACCTGCAGCACCTGATGCTCGACATCCAGGATGTGCGCGAGCGCATCCGCAGCGCCTACTACGCCGACCTGTTCCTCATGCTGGCCAACGACACCCGCTCCGGCATTACGGCCACCGAGGTCGCCGAGCGCCACGAAGAAAAGCTCCTGATGCTGGGCCCGGTGCTTGAGCGTCTGCACAACGAGCTGTTGAGCCCCATGATCGACACCGCCTTCGACTTCGCAGCCCGGGCCGGCATCCTGCCGCCTGCGCCCAAGGAGCTCGAGGGCCTGGACCTGAACGTCGAGTTCATCTCCGTGCTGGCCCAGGCGCAGCGTGCGGTCGCCACCCAGGGCATGGACCGCCTGCTCGGCACCGTGAGCCAGATGGCTGCGGCCAAGCCCGAGGTGCTGGACAAGCTCGACTTCGACCAGATCGTCGACGACTACGGCGACGCCTACGGCGTCAACCCGAAGATCATCGTGCCCGACGCCGAGGTCGCCGCCCTGCGCCAGCAGCGCGCTGCCGCCTTGCAGGCGCAGCAGGCCGCGGCCACCGCCCCGCAGGTGGTGGAGTCCGCCAAGACCGCGAGCGAGATCGACACCGGCAACCTGCAGGACGTGATGAACGGCCTGATGGGCTACAACACCCCGAGCCCCGCCATGACTGGAGCCTGAGATGCAACTGACCGACATGAAGAACACCGTGAAGACCGAGGACTCGAGCCTGGTCTCCCCGGTCGAGCGCGACGAGTACCCCTACGGTCTGCGCATCCGCTTGGACAACGACACCCTGAAAAAGCTCGGCATCACCGAGCTGCCCGCCATGGACAGCGAGCACAAGCTCGTGGCCCTGGTGTGCGTGGTGAGCATGAGCCAGCACGAATCGCAGGGCGAGGATGAACCCTACCGCAGCGTCGAGCTGCAGATCGAGCAGATGGCTTTGGCCCCCGCGAAGGAAGAGGCGGGCGAAGGCAAGCGCGACGCCGCCAAGGCCATGTACCCCAGCATGCTGGGGTAAGCCGTGCGTCTGGTTTCCAGTCGAGCGCACCTGGTCGACGATGACGACAACGTCGTGGGCGTGCGCGACGCCAACGACAACCAGGATCACCTGTTCGTGTTCGAGGGCGAGCCGACCAACTCGGTCGCCTTCGACACCTCGCCCAACACCAGCCGCACGCTGGGCGTGGGCGAGCTGCGCTGGAACGACACCGACGGCACGCTCGAGTTCAAGCTCAAGGGCGGCAACGTCACGCTGCAGATCGGCCAGGAGCAGGTCGCGCATTTTCGCAACAACACCGCCGCCGACATGACGAACAGCCAGGTGGTCTACATCACCGGGGCCACCGGAACCCGCGCCACCATCAGTCTGGCGCAAGCCAACAGCGAAGCCGCAAGCGCCGTCGTGATCGGCGTGCTCACCGAAGACATCGCCAAGAACGCCGAGGGGTTCGTCACCACCTTCGGCCTGGTGCGCGACATCAACACCTCGGCGCTCACCGAGGGGGCCGCGATCTGGCTCTCGCCCACCGTGGCGGGGGGCATGACCACAACCCCGCCCGTCGCCCCAAATCACTCGGTGCTGGTCGGCTACTGCATCCGCTCGCATCCGAACCAGGGCGTGATCTTTGTGAAGCCGCAAAACGGCTACGAGCTCGAGGAGCTGCACAACGTCAAGATCACCAACCCGCAGGACGGGCAGGTGCTCAAGTACCAGGCCAGCACGGGCCTGTGGATCAACAGCACTCCGTGATCGTATCCGTGAGCTAAACGCGAGCCACTACGATGCGCGCGTGGCAACCATTAACGACCCGACAGACCTGAAGCGCCAAGAACGCGAAGCCGAAAGCGAAGAGCTGGGGGCGCGCGAGGCCAGGCGCAAAGAGCTAGACGATCTGCGGTGGTTGCTCGGTCACCCCCAAGGGCGGCGCATCGCGATGCGACTCCTGGACGAGGCGGGCGTGTATCGCAGTTCCTTCAACCACTCCGGGTCCGTGATGGCCTTCAGTGAGGGGAAACGACACATCGGCCTGTTTCTGACCAGCGAGCTCCTCGAAGCGTCGGCCGACGGGTTCATGAAAGTGCTCAAAGAGTACAGGACCAAAGAAAATGACTGATACGAACGTGGGAACCAGCACACCTTCACCTGACGCTGGGGAACCGACCAACACTGATCCGACTGCTGCAACCCCCGCAGGCACCGCAGATCCGAGCGCAAGCGCGGACCCTGCTGCGGGCACGCCAGACCCGAAACCCGCAGATCCTGTGGTGCCCGAGTCTTACGAGCTCAAGATGCCCGACGGAGTGGAACTCGACTCGGCGGCTGCCGAGGAGTTCACCGCGATCGCCAAGGAGCTCAAGCTCGACCAGGCCGCGGCGCAAAAGCTGGCTGACATCGGTGCCAAGATGGCCACCCGTCAGGCAGAAGCGCACGCCACGCTGGTCGCCTCTTGGACGGAGCAGGTCAAAACCGACAAAGAGATCGGTGGCGACAAGCTCGACGAAAACCTAGGCGTCGCCCGCAAAGCGATCGACACCTTCGGCTCTCCTGAGCTGAAGGCGCTGCTCAACAGCACCGGGCTGGGCAACCATCCCGAAGTCGTGAAGCTGGCGTTCAAGGTCGGCAAAGCGATCAGCGAAGACCGTTTCGTTCAAGGCAGCCCCAAAGGCGCTGAGACCGATATGGCGAAAAAACTGTTTCCCAACATGAACTGAAAGGCACCCCATGTCTACTCTCGCAGCAAACAACCCGACGCTCCTCGACGTCGCCAAGCGTCTCGACCCCGATGGCAAGATCGCCTCGATCGTCGAGATCATGAACGCTTCCAACGAAGTGTTGACCGACATGACCATGGTCGAAGGTAACTTGCCCACCGGCAACAAGACCACGATCCGCACCGGTCTGCCCACTCCCACCTGGCGCAAGCTGTACGGTGGCGTGCAGCCCACCAAGTCGACCACTGCACAGGTCACCGACAACTGCGGTATGTTGGAAGCCTACGCCGAAGTCGACAAGGCCCTGGCCGACCTGAACGGCAACACCGCCGCCTTCCGCCTGTCGGAAGACGCCGCCCACATCGAAGGCATGAGCCAGGAGCTGGCCTCGACGCTGTTCTACGGCAACGAGTCCACCGAAGCCGAAGCCTTCACCGGCCTGGCCCCTCGCTTCAACTCGCTGTCCGCCCAGAACGCCGACAACATCATCAGCGCCGGCGGCTCGCAGTCCGACAACACTTCCATCTGGTTGTGCGTGTGGGGCCCACAGACCGGCTTCGGCATCTATCCGAAGGGCAGCCAAGGCGGCCTGCAGATGGAAGACAAAGGCCAGGTCACGATCGAAAACGTGGATGGCAACGGCGGCCGCATGGAAGGCTACCGCACGCACTACCGTCACGACATGGGTCTGTCGATCCGTGACTGGCGTTACTTCGTGCGCATCGCCAACATCGACGTGGGCGACCTGGGCACCTTGGCCAACACCAAGAACCTGATCCAGTGGATGATCCAGGCCTCCGAGCGCATTCCGAGCTTCGGCCAGGGTCGCGCCTGCTGGTACGTCAACCGCACGATCCGCGAAAAGTTGCGTCTGGGCATCCAGGAGAAAATCGCGAACAACCTGTCGTGGGAAACCGTGGCCGGCAAGCGCGTGATGACCTTCGACGACATCCCAGTGCGCCGCACCGACGCCCTGGTGAACACCGAGTCGGTCGTTTCCTGATCGATCCCAGAACCCTGAAAGGACAAAACCATGATTCTCGACGAACGCAACGAGTTCGCTGACGCCACGGCGCTCAGCACGGCCGCCACCGGCCTGGCCCTGGTGGGCGATGTGATCGACTTGGGCACCGACGGTGTCAACGATGTCGACAACATGTACCTGGTCGTCACGGTCGACACCGCAGTGACTTCCGGTGGCTCGGCCACCGTGGAGTTCCAGCTGGTCTCCGATGCCCAGGCCGCGATCGCGGTCGACGGCAGCGCCACCGTGCACGCCAAGTCGGCTGCCATCGCCGTGGCCACCCTGGTCGCCGGTTACCGCGCCTTCGCAGTGGCCCTGCCCAAGGGCACCTACGAGCGCTACCTGGGCGTCTTGCAGAACGTCGGCACCGCAGCGCTGACCGCCGGCAAGATCAACGCCTTCCTGACCAACGACCCACAGACCTGGAAAGCGTTCGACGCGCCCTTCCAGGCTTGATTGGAGTAGCCCATGAAAGTGATCGCACTGAACATGGGCTTCCATAAAGGAAGCCGTATCCGCAAAGGCGAGGAGTTCGAGGTCGCCGACGGTGCCAAGGCCAGCTGGTTCGCTCCCGTCGAATCCGCAGGGGCCAAGGCCGTCAAGCCTGTGAAGGCTGCGCGCCCCGAGCCCAAGGCGCTGTCTCAGTTGGGCAAGGGTGAAGACAAGAGCTTCATCCAGGCCCACGAGAAAGCCGACCTGGCCTGATCGGCTGCGGCTTTGCCTGAAGGGGTGTGAGTTCAGCTCACACCCCTTTTTCGTTGCGTGTCCGTGGCTCCAAGTGCGCCGCCTACACTCCCTCGCATTGGAGAATCCCCCATGGCCTCAGTCGTCCAACTCTGCAACATGGCCTTGAGCCA